CTACTTGCCCTTCTTGATGGTCTCGACGACATGGGTGGCCGGCTTCTGCTGAGCCACCTTGATCGGCGTGAACCGGCCGGTGCCGGCGTTGCGTCCGATCTTCACGTTGCCTTTCGCCATTTCGATCACCTCCTTCCAGCCCGCCATGCGGGTAGGTTCGATGATATGACTCCCCGTGGTTGCGTCAAGACATCCTCTTGTGTGGATTGTGTGAAATCCGTTCATAAATCTGGTGGGGACCATGACCGAGGACGTTTTCGCCGCCGCGACCGACGATCTCTTTGCCTCGGCGATCGCCCAGGACGCAATCTACACGCCCGAAGGCGGCGAGGCGCAGGCGATCCGGGTCGTTCATCAGCGCCCCGACCAGATCAACGTCCTGTTCGGCCAGCCGACCGCCGGGCCGACCTCGATTTTCAAGGTTCGGGTTGCCGACGTGGCATCGCCCAACGAGGGCGACACCATCGAGGTCGCGGGCCTTTCCTACGTCGTTCTCGGCCAGCCGCGCCGCGATTCCCGAAACCTGGTTTGGACCATCGAGGCGCCGCCCGCATGAGGGTGGTGGCCACCGTCCTCGGCAATCTTGGACAGATGCTGGAGGCCGAGGAACGGCGCGCGCGCCGCGCCATCGAGACCGGCATCCGCGAAACGGCCGAGGGCCTGCGCCAGGATCTGAAGGCGCACATGAAGGAGGCCGGACTGCCCGGCCTGGCGCCGGTCTGGAAAATGAAATTCCTTCCGGGCCGGCATTCGGCCTGGAATTCGGCGGCCTTTGTCTATCCCGACGGCGTCCGCGTCCGCGAGGCGATCTGGGCGTTCGAGAACGGCGCCACGATCCGCGCGGCGGGCGGGCGGCATCTGGCGATCCCGACCGGCTACAACAAGCCCCGAGGCTGGCGCAAGAGCGGCGCCAAGCCGCTGATCAGCGCCAAGGACATGGCGGCGATGAAGCGCTGGAGCTTCGTCAAGAAGACCAAGGACGGGCGCGGCCTGGTCTGGTTTCTTCGGGTCGCCCGCGCCCAGGAGCAAACCAAACGCGGGAAGGTGCGCGATCTCGCCTATGCCGGCGGCGTCAGGATGGTCGGCTCGGGTCGCGTTCGGCGCACCAAGGCGATTCTCGAGGCGGGGGCGGTGCCGATGTTTCTCTTGCTGCCCCAGGTTCGGCTCGCCAAGCGCCTCGACATCGCGGGAATCGTCGGGCGCTGGAAAGACAAGCTGGTCGAACGGGTGATCCAGGCCTGGGAGGAGGCGGACGATGGCCGATAGCGTGCGCGAAGCCGCCTTGAAGGCGCTGTTCGATCTCCTGCTCACCGTCGCCGGCCCCGAAATCCTGCGCGACGCGCCGGAAAGCCACGAGGTCAAGGAAGGCGGCCTGATCGTGCTGCGCGACGGCGATCCCGGCGAACCCGAAATCATGCTGTCGCCCACCGGCTACGCCTACGAGCATCGGGCGGAACTGGTGGTGAAAGTTCGCAACGCCAAGGCCGAGCAGCGCAATCCGGCTCTGGACGCCATTCTGCAGGCGATCGGCGCCGCGCTCGATGCCGATCCGACCCTGGGCGGGGCGGTCGATCTGGCGGTGCCGTCGGCGCCCGACACCCAGGACGATTCGGTCGCCGGCGCCCAGCCGATCAAGGCCGCCCTGGTGACCGTAACCCTCTCCTATTTCACCCCGACCCCGCTCGGCTGAGCCCGACATCACGAGGAGAAAGCGATGACCAAAAGCCGCGCTTACGGCAGCGACGCCCAGTTGCTCGCCGTCGTTGAAACCACCTACGGCACCCTGCCCGGCAGCGGCTATACCAAGCTGCCCTTTTCCCAATCGAGCGTCGGGGCCGAGCGCCCGCTCGGTTACGAGGCGCTCTTGGGCCAGGGCCGCGACGCCGCCGATCCGTTCTACGAGGCGATCACGGTGGCCGGCGACGTCGAGGTTCCCGTCGATCTGCGCAATCTGGGATTCTGGTTGAAAGGGCTGTTCGGGGCGCCCGCCACCACCGACAATGGCGGCGGCGCCTACACCCACCTTTTCACCTCGGGCGGCGATCTGCCCAGCCTGGCGTTCGAGCTGGGCCACACCAAGCTCACCACCGCCAAATATTTCCGTCATGCCGGCGCCAAGCTGGGCAGCCTGGCGGTCGCCTTCGCGCGCTCGGGCGCGGCCAAGGCGACGATCGGCGTGATCGCCCAGGGCGAGACGGAATCGGGCTCGACCATCGACGCCAGCCCCGACACGCTGGCGCTACGGCGCTTCATGCAGGGCAACGGAACGATCAAGGTCGGCGGCGTCGCTCTCGCCAACGTCACCGGCGGTCGGATTTCCTTCTCGAACGGCTTGGCCCCCGTGGAAACCATCCGCGACGACGGCAAGATCGACGGGGTCGACGAAACCGAGGCGACGGCCGAGGGTTCGGTCGATCTGCGCTTTTCGACCGACACCACCTTGTCCTCGGCGATCGCCGCCGAGACGCCGGTGGCGCTCGAATATTCCTACACCATTCCCAGCACCAGCCATCATCTGAAGTTCATCCTGCCCCGGGTCTTCCTGCCCAAGAAGAAGAACGAGGTGCGCGGACCGGGCGCCGTGCAGGTGACGTATGATTGGCGCGCCGCCAAGGACGATGTCGCCGGCTATCTTCTGCAGGTGTCGCTGAAGAACGACGTGGCGAGCTACGCATGAGCGACATTCCCATCCGTCTCCACCGCCCGAGCGAGCCCTACTGGATCGATCTCGGGCCCGGCCTTCGGGTCAAGGTCAAGCCGCTCGACACCGCGACCTTCTTCACCGCCCGAGCGCTCGCCCAGCGCCAGGCGGCGGACCTGCTGGCAGGATTGGACGAGACCGATCCGCCCCAGGCCGTCCAGGCCCAGGCGCTTCGCCGCGTCCTCGAGATCAAAGCGCTGGCGCTCATGGGCATCGTCGGCTGGGAGGGCATCGAGGAGCCGGCCGAGGGGCCGGCGATTTCGGCTTTCATCGACGCCCATCCCCTGGCGGCAATTCGCTTCGAGCTTGCCTACCTTGCAGGCGAGCGCGCGGAGGAAGCCGAGGGAAACGCCTGAAGGCCCGCGCCGAATGGCATTTCGGCGGGGGCCCGCAATTCTGCCAAGGCTGCCGCGACGAGGCCAGGCCCTGCGCCTGCGGCACCGCGAAGACCGAGTCCGAGCGCTGTCCCTACGATCGCTTTGCGCCGCACACGATCGAGGGCTGGCAGACCTGGGAGATTTTGCTGGCGGCGCCGCTTCGCACCGCCGGCATGGGGGGCGTGGTCGGTCTCGATTGGCCGGCCGCGCTCGCGATCGGCACCGCCCGGGGCTGCGACGGAGCGATCCTGTCGCGGCTTCTGGTGCCGGCCGAGGCCGGCCTGATGGCGGGTTTGGAAAAACGGAGCGGCGATTAAACGCGCCTGGCCTCGATGACCGGCCCCAATTGGTAGCCGCAATAGCGGCAGATTTTGGCGGCGGACTTGATCGTCTCGGCGCAGGCCGGGCAGGCCATGGTATCGGCCGGCGGCGGCTGGGGCGGCGGAGAATTAACGACCAGCACCGGCACCGGCTGCGGGCGAAGGAAGGCCCAGATCAGCGTCCCAACCCAAACCAGCAGGGTCCAGCCGAAGGCCGCGTTGATGAACATGATCAGGTTCTGGGACGGATGATTGGTGGCGACGGCAAGGATTCCGGGCAGGAAATACACCGCCACCGCCACGCCAATGATGATGATGCCCGTCACCGCGTCCATGTATCGGATTATTACCATTTTCACGACAAAATTCAACCAGGAATGAGCCGGTCATGAACGCCATCGCCCGCAAGGACATCGCGATCAAGCTGTCGTTGCAGGACGCCGAGACCGTCCGCATGGGCTTGGCCAGGCTGGGCGCCGAAGGCCAGGCGGCGCTTGAGCGAATCGAGCGCGCCAGCCAAAGCGGCGCGCGCGGCTTCGACGTGATCCGCACCGCCGGCGGCGGCCTGATGAAGATGGCCGATGGTGCGGTGGAATCACTGGGCGCCGTTGGCACGGCCCTGAAAGCTCTCGGTCCGGCCGGGCTCGCCGCAGCCATCCCGATTGCGGTGTTCGCAAAAGCGCTCGCCGATGGGGTCGAGGAATTCAAGACCTCCGAACAGGCGATGCTGCGCCTGCAAGCGGTCTTGAAGGCGACCGGCAACGCTTCGGGCCTGACGGCCGATCAGATCGCCGGTCTTGCCAACCATATGAAATCGACGACGCTGGCGACCGGAACCGGGGTCATGGAAGCGTCGACGGTGCTTTCCACCTTCCGCTCGGTCTCGGGCGACACTTTTACCCGCACCATCAAGCTGGCCCAGGATATGAGCGCCGTTTTCGGCGGCGATCTTCGTTCGGCGACGGTGACGTTGGGCAAGGCGCTGGAAGACCCCGTTGAGGGCATGACCGCGCTTCGCCGGGTCGGCCTGGTCCTTTCCCAGGCAACACGCGACGCCATCGCCGAACTGGAACGCCTGGGCGATCGGGCCGGGGCCCAGAAGCTCATTCTTGGCGAGTTGGAGCGCCAGATCGGCGGCGCCGGCGCCGCCGAAGCCTCCGGTCTGGTCGGCGCGCTCCACAACGCTCGCCAGGCCTGGGGCGCGCTTAGCGAGGAAATCGTTCGCGCGACCGGGCGGTCGCAGACAATGATTTGGACGGCCAAGCAATTGGCAAACGTCCTTGATACGCTGCGTTATGGGGTCGCCGGGCCCGATCTCTCTCGTCAGATCGTGGGCAAGAACCGCGAGCTTGTTGAGGCCGAAGAGGCGCTCAAGACCTACGACGCCAACCGGGCCAAGATGGGAATGCTCGACTATCAACCGCGCGGCCCCTTGGTCGCCCGAATTCAGACCCTGAAGCGCGAAATCGAGGATCTGATCGCAAAAGCCCGCCAGGAATCGGAAGAGCTGGGGCGGGATGCCGAGCGGGCCGAGCAGGGCAAGATCGACGCCGATCTCAACCGCAACCGGGAAAGGCTGGCCGAGCGGCTGGAAAGCCTGCGCGCCGACAAACTGAAATACGCGCTCGATCCGGCCGAGAAGATCGCCGCCATCCGCGAGCAGATGCAGAAGGACCTCGCCGGCGCCGAGGGCATGCGCGGGCGCATCGGCACCACCGACGCCGAAATCGACGCCCAGCGCGACCTTATCGTCGAGATCGCCAGGCGCCAGATCGAGACCATCGAAAAGCCGCTGCGCGAGGCCGAGGAGAAGATCCGGGACGAGATTGCCAAGGTCATCCGCGGCCTTGAATACGACGCTCAAAAATACGGCGATCCACGCGGCATCTTCGTCGACCAGGCGTTGGAAAAACTTCCCAAGAAAGCGACCAATGCCGACCGGATCGAAGCGGCGATGCGGGCCGAACAAGCCTACGACGCCAAGCAGCGCGTCGACGAATTGAAGCGCGAGATCGAAGACGAGGACAAGCGCCTTGCCCGCGCCCGCGAGATCGCCCGCCAGTTCAGCCCCGCCGCAACCTATGAGGCGGAAGCAAAGGCGCTAAGCGAGCTCGAACCCTATCTGCGCTCGCTGGGCATGACCAGCGAGGAAATCGGGCGGGCCTGGATCGACATGGAGCGGAAAAAGCTCGATGCCTCGCGCGATTGGGCGGATGGCGGCACCCGCGCGGTCCGCAAATACATCGACGAGGCCGAGAACGCCGCCGCCGCCAACGAGCGCATCTGGACCGCGTCGATGAAGGGGGCCGAGGACGCCATCGTCGAATTCACCACCAAGGGCGAAATCTCCGTCGTCCGCATGCTCCAGGTCATCGAGCAGGAAATGGCACGTTCCTTGATCGCCAAGCCCCTGGTGGCTGGCTTTGCGAAGGCGTTCGAAGGCTTCAATCTTTTCTCGTTTTTCGAAAGCGCGCATGGAAACGTCTTTGACGGCTATGGAGCCGCGCCATTCGGTCATGGGGGCACCTTCACCAATTCGATCGTCAGCAGCCCGACCTACTTTGCCTTCGGCCGTGGCGGGGCTCTGGGCGTGATGGGCGAAGCGGGGCCCGAGGCGGTGATGCCGCTCGCACGCGATCCAGCGACCGGAAATCTCGGAATTCATGCGTTGGGTGGCCGAGGCGGCGCCAACGTCATTGTCAACAATTACGGCGAACCGATGAAAGTCCAGGCCGAGGAAGACGGCGCCGGCAACCTCGTCGTCACGCTGATTCCGATGATGCGCCAGATCGGGCGCGAGGAAGCCGATGGGGTCTTGAAGCGCTACACCCAGGGCGGCGGCATGAGGAAGTCGCTCCGCGACTACGGCGTCCAGCCGCAGGCCGTGAGCCGGGGGTAATCGGTCATGACCAATCCAACATGGCCAGGTTCACTGCCCCAAAAGGTAACGGCGGGCGGCTACAAGGAGACGTTCATCGACAACACCATCCGCTCGCAGATGGCGGTGGGGATGAAGACAAGGCTGCGCGACACCAAAGAAATCCGTACCTTCCAGGTGCAGATACGCCTGAGCTTGGCGCAAAAGGCGACGCTTCGCCAGTTCTGGCGGGACACTCTTTCCTTCGGCTCGCTCAAGTTCGATTGGGTGGAATTCGACGACGGCACGACCGCGGCGACCTACCGCATGATGGGGCCGCCCCAAATCGAGGCGATCAGCGGCACGCTCTTCCGCGCCACCCTGAGCTTGCGCACGGCGGATTGACCGATGCCGCTTTCCGCAACCGCCCTGGCCGAGGTCATAAAGGAAGAGGGCGAGAACGCCTGGCTCTTGCTGCTCACCATCGACCATCCCGACCTGGCTTCCCCGATCCGGGTGGTGAACTCGGAAAGCGATGTCGTCAGCCGCGGCGACACCTTTACCAGCTATCCCTTCGAGATCATCCTGCCCGACATCGACAGCGAGAACCCGCCTTCGATCAAGCTCAAGATCGACAATGTGGATCGGCAGATTTACGAGGAAATCTGGGCGCTCCAGGACCCGCCGACGATCACGGCCGAACTCGTCATGCACACCACGCCGGATATCGTCGAGGACACGGTGGATAGCTTTCAGCTTGTCAAGGTCGATATCGACGAACACCACGTCGTCGGCGAGGCGCAGCCGGTCGATTTCATCCGCGAGTCCTACCCCGGCGACCTGATCACGCCGGCCAATTTCCCCGGCCTCTGGTAATTCAAGGAAATCCGTCATGCGAAGCCCAAGGCCGCCCGCCTGGGCGGCGTCGTTCATCGGCCTGCCCTACCGGCTCGATGGGCGCGACCGCTCGGGCGCCGATTGCTGGGGCTTTGTGACGATTGTCCTGCAAGAGCAATTCGGGTTCGAGGTGCCGACCTATGACGGGAAGCACTGGCGGGCCGCCAAGAACAGCCTGCGGGAGCTGCGCGACTTCATCCTGAGCGAAGCCGCGGCGCACTGGCGGCCCGTGGAGCGCGGCCAGGAGCAGGCCGGCGACGTGATCGTGCTGCGCGCCCGCAACGGGGTCGCCACCCATGCCGGCGTCGTCTACGCGCCGGGCGAAATGCTGCACAGCGAGCACGAGGGAACCGGGGGCATGGCCGCCCGCTACGACGGCGGGTTCTGGGCCGACAAGATCGAGGGGATTTGGCGATGGATCGGGGGCTGATCGTTCCGGAGCGGGAGGGGGTGCGCGTCATTGCGCGTCCCGGACTGGCGACCGGCGACCGGGTCGACGCCATCATCGCGCCCGGCTGGTCGGTGGATGAGATCGTCGGGCATTTGGTCGAGATCGGCGCCATCAGCCGCTACCAGATTACGCTGACGCGGGTTTGGATCGTCGACGAAAAGACCGCCACCAGCATTCCGGTTCCGTTCGATCAGTGGCGGTTCGTGCGTCCGAAGCTGGGCTCGACCGTCGCGGTCGGCGTCGTCTACCAGCGCGGCGGCGGCGGTGGCGGCGGCGGAAAAAGCCCGATCCGCATCATCGCTTCGCTGGCGGTGATGGCGGTCGCCGCCTGGGCCGGCCCGGCCATCCTGGGGGCTTTTCCGTCCTTGGCGGCCACGCTCGGCAACGTCGGCCTGGCTTTGGGCCTATCGGCGTCTGCGGCGATGAGTTTTGCTGGCTTCGTCGTCGGCGGGGCGATCTCGCTGGTCGGCAACGCCCTGATCAGCGCCATCATTCCGATGGGGCCGCAATCAAACGCCTCGCGCCAGAATTACACCGGGGGCAGCTATTCGCCGACGCCGGTTTCGCCGCCGACCTACGCCATCACCGGTCTGCGCAACCGGGTCAATCCCTACGGGCCGGTCCCCCGCCTGTTAGGCCAACGCCGGGTGTTTCCGATCGTGGCGGCCAACAGCTACACCGAGGTCGTCGGCAACGATCAATATCTGCGCGCCATCTTCAGCTTCGGCTACGGCCCGCTCTTGATCGAAGACATCAAGATCGGCGAGACGCCGATCGGCTCCTACCCCAATGTCGAGTACGAGGTCCGCCAGGGCTTCGACAACGACGCCGACCTGACCCTGTTCACCCGGTCGGTCAACGAAGAGAACCTTTCGGTTTCGCTCACCAACGCAACTGGCTGGCAGACCCGAAGGACGCGAACCAACACCGACGAAATATCGGTCGATACCACCTGCCCGCGCGGCCTCACCAAGTTCGAAAGCAACGGCACCCGGAGCTCCCGAACCGTCGATGTCGCGGTCGAATACCGCCTCGTCGGCGACGTTGCCTGGACCTCGGCCGGCACGATCGCGATCTCGGACAACTCGACCTCGGCGGTGCGCCGCTCGCTGCGCTGGACGGTCGCCAATGGCCAGTACGAAGTGCGCCTCCAGCGTTCGACGGCGGACTCGACCGAGGCCGCCATTGTCGATCTGGTGATCTGGAGCCAGCTTCGTTCGATCACCACCGAGCATCCGATCAACCTTTCCGGCCTGGCGCTGATCGCGGTGCGCATCAAGGCCACGGACTCGCTCAACGGCACGCTCGACAGCCTGAACGCCATCTGCACGGCGATGTTGCCCACCTATGACGGCGCCGCCTGGACCGAGCCGGTCGCCACCCGCAACCCGGCCTGGGCCTATTGCGAGGTTTTCCGGGGCTCCGCCAACAAGCGCCCGGTCAGCGACGCGCAGCTCGATCTCGACGCCATCAAGGCTTGGGCGGACGCCTGCGACGCCGCGAGCCCCCAGGGCGACGGCCCGATGTGGACCTATGACGCGGTGATCGACAGCCGCACCAGCGTCGATATGCTGATCCGGCAAATCTGCGCCGCCGGCCGGGCGCGCTACTACGTCGAGGGGCGCAAGCGGACCGTCGTCCAGGACGAGGCCCAGGCCTCGCCGGTCTTCTATTTCACGCCCCGCAACTCGAACAATTTCAAGATGTCGCGGCAGTTTCCGCAATTGCCGCACGGGCTGAAATGCCGCTGGGTCAACCCCGAGATCGGCTACCAGGAAGACGAACGGATCGTCTACGCCAACGGCTACGACGCGATGACCGCCACGCTGTTCGAGCAGGTTGACATGCTCGAATGCACCCGGCCCCAGCAGGTTTACCGCGAGGCGCGCTACCACCAGGCCGCCGCCAAGCTGCGCCCGGCCACTTACGAGCTTTCCACCGACATCGAGAACCTGGCCGTGCGGCCGGGCGATCTGGTGGGCGTCGCCTACGACACCCCGATGTGGGGCCTGAACCAGGCCCGCCTTGCTTCGGTGGCGCTGGATGGCGGCGGCAACTGCACGGGGGTCACGCTCGACGCGCCGGTGACCATGGCGACCGGCGAGAATTACAGCCTGCTCGTCCGCCTTGCCGACGGCGAGACCACCGCAACGGGAACGGTGGTGACGGCGGCGGGGTCCACCAAGACCCTGACTTTCAGCCCGTCGATCCCCCAGGCGGCGCTGATGCCGGCCGCCGGCGACATGGTGATGTTCGGCCGCGTCGGCCAGACGCACACGCGCCTGATCGTCAAGGACATCATGCGGGGCGAGGACATCACGGCCCGCATCGTGTTCGTCGATGAAGCCCCGGCGGTGCATACCAGCTACACCGGCACGATCCCGGCCTTCGTGTCGCAGATCAGCCAGCCGGTGCCGATCGAGCAGCAGGCGCCGCCGCGCCCCAACGTGGTAGGCTACCGCTCGGACGAAACCGCGATGCTCAGGGCCAGCGACGGCACGTTGATTCCGCGCATCCTGATCGACATCGCGCCGACTTCGTCGTCGATCTGGGTCGAGAGCCTGCAAATCCAGTATCGGGTCAACGGCTCGGGATCGTGGTCGAGCCTGCCGGTCCTGCCCGGCGACGCCACCGAGGCGATCGTCTTCCCGGTGATCGAGAGCGAAAGCTACGACATCCGCCTTCGCGCCATTTCGCGCCTTGGAGTGCCCAGCGATTACTTTCTGATCGAGGATCACACCGTCGTCGGCAAGACCAGCCTGCCGCCCGATGTGACGCAGGTCCGCATCAACGGCTCGTTGCTGTCCTGGTCCTATTCGGCCCCGGTCGATCACAAGGGCTTTCGGGTGCGGCATCGCGCCGGCTCGGTCGAAAACTGGTCGGATTCCACCTCGGCCCACGACGCCGACGTGATTACGGTCCAGGAGATCGACCTTTCCGGCCTGCCCGGCGGGCTGCGCACCATCATGGTCAAGGCCGTCGATATCCTGGGCAACGAAAGCGCGAATGCCGGCCTGGTGGTGCTGAACCTTGGCGACACGATTCCAGCCAACGTCATCGCCACAACCGACTATGCGGCGCTCGGCTTCCCCGGAACGATCACCAACGGCACGGTCTCGGGCGGCAACCTCGTGGCCGACGACGACGGCGGGCTTTATCTGCCCAACGGGTCGGCCACCTATCTTCCGACCGGCGGCGATCTCTATTTGCCGACCAGCTACCTAGAAATGACCTGGGAACTGTCCTTCACGCCGGCGCTCACCGATCTGCCGTCGTCGATCACCATTGCCGAAACCATCGCGGCGGATAGCTGGGACATCCAATATCGGCGCCAGGGCGGCGGGCTTTATCTGTCGGACGGAGCCGCGAGCTATCTTTCCGACGGTTCCGCGCTTTACCTGGGCGGTCCTGACCCCTGGGCAGCCTGGCCGGGCAGCCTGGCGATCACCGCGCGCGAGACGGTGGATTTCAAGGTCCGCACCTCGGCCGGTTCCAGCCAGGGCACCGTTTCGGAATTTGCGATCAATCTGGACGTGCCCGACATCGAGGAATCGCTGGACGACGTGGTGATCGCCGCCACCACCGGGACGCGGCTGCCAATCACGAAAAGCTATCGGGTGATCACGCAGGTCTTGCTGACGCTCCAGGCGGATGGAAACGGGGCCACGACGGCCAGGATCGAGGACAAGGACGCGGATTTGGGTCCGCTGATCAAGACGCTGGCTGCCGGTTCGGCCGTGGCCGGTTTGGTTGATGCACGAATCAAGGGGTACGGACCATGACCGCAATTCCGGCTACCGGCTATTTTACCGACTCGCTGCGAACGAATGCCGCGGCGAAGACCGCCCAGGACGACATGCTGGCCGTGCTGCGGGAGCAGCTTGGCGGGTCGGCCGAGGCGACGCTTACCATCGCCTCGGGCTCGGTGACGCCGACGGTCGGCTGTCAGACGATCGACACCGAGGGGGCGGCGGCGGCCGATGACCTGACCAACATCGTGACGACCAACCATCCCGATGGCCGGTTGCTGCTGATCCGTTGCGTCAGCGCGGCGCGCGTCGTCACCGTCAAGCACAATGCCGGCGGCGCCGGGCAGATCACGCTCGTTGGCTCGGCGGATGTTGTGCTCAACGCCACCACGAAATGGCTGCTCTTGAAGCGCAACGGGGCGAACTGGGAAGAGGTCGGCCGCTTCGGCTTTGCGATCGACAGCACAGGCGGGTCCCTGGCGGGCGCGGGCAATCTGGCCGAAGGCGCTGCTGTTGCCTCGGCGAGCACCACGAACATCTGGGTGACGGATGGCAACACCATCCATATCACCGGCACGACGACGATCACCAGCTTCGGCACGGCCGCCCAGGCGGGCGCGACGCGGCGGCTCATCTTCGACGACGCGCTGATCCTGACCAACGGCGCCAACCTGATCCTGCCCGGGGCGGCCAACATCACCACGGCGGCGGGCGATAGCTGCGAGGTCTATGCCGACACAACGACTCAGCATCGGGTGGTGGGTTACACCCGGGCCGATGGAACGGCTCTGGTGCTGCCGTCGAACGTCGCGGTCGCCGGCACCTTCACGATTTCTGGGGACATCAGTCCGACGCAGATTACGGCGGACCAGGATAATTACAATCCGACCGGGCTTTCAGGGGCGACCACGCTGCGGCTCAATTCCGATGCCAGCCGAAACATCACCGGCCTGCAAGGCGGCGCTGATGGGCGAATCATCGTCATTCACAACACCGGCTCCAACAACGTCGTCCTCAAAGACGAGTCAGCGTCCTCGACGGCGGCTTATCGTTTTGCGTTGACCGGCGACATCACGCTGGCCACCGATCAGGCCGTGGTGCTGCAATACGACTCGACTTCAAGCCGCTGGCGGGCGATCAGCGCACCAAGCGCTGGGGGTGACTCTCCGATCGATGTCCAAACCGCGTCGAACAGTCCTTCGCTCGACTTCACGACCGGCATCAACAGCACCTACGACGAATATATTTTTGTTTTTATCGGCATCATTCCGGCGACGAACGGCGTCAATGGCTGGATCAGGGTAAGCCAGGACGGCGGTTCGACGTGGAAATCCGGCGCCACCGATTACGACAACGCGGCAGCCCAGATCGCAACCTCGGGCACCCTTACCAACGCCTCGACCGACGGCTTGAGCGGCGAGATCAAACTTTGGAAGCCGTCGAGCACGGCCATTCACAAACAATTCTCGCCCTACTACCGCAACGTAATGCAGACGCAAGGTGGGGTGCTATCGACGTCGCTCAATTGGGGCGGCGTTTTCAGTCTCAACGCCAACGCCGTCAATGGTGTCCGCTTCATGATGTCGAGCGGAAACATCGCCAGCGGTTCCATCCTCATGTACGGGAAGAAAAAGACATGACGACCTGGATCAAACGTGTAAACGGTAAGGAAGAGCCCTGGACGGCGGAGGAAATCGCCGAGCGCGAGGCCGAAATTGCCCGCGAAGAAGCAAAACGGATACCACGGGCCAAGGCTGCCGCCGTCGAGCGCATCGACGCCGATGCCGAGGCGGCGCGCCAACGCTTCCTTTCGCCGGGCGCGGCCAAAGCGGCCGTCTATCTGCAAAAGCAGGCCGAGGCGGCGCGCTACGCCAGCGATCCTTCGCCCGCGATCGACGACTACCCGCTGATCAAGGCGCGGATGGCCGCCACCGGCCAGACCGCCGCCCAGGTGGCCGACGAATGGTTGGCCCGCGCCGCCGCCTGGACCACGATCGCGGCCGAGATCGAGCGCCAATCCGATCTGGCGAAAGCGGCGGTCAACGCCGCCGCCACGCTGGCGGACGTCGAGGCGGCCCTGGCCGCCATCGTCTGGCCGGCGCCGTAACGGGGAGGCTGCCATGGATTGGGGAACTCTGCTTTCGATCGGCGTCACGCTGATCATGGGAATCGGTGGGCCGATTGTTGGCTTCGTGGTCGGCAACATCCGCGCCGAAATCCGCGATCTCTGGGCGGCGCTCAACAAGGTGCGCGACGTCTTGGCCGATCACAAGGTCGAAAGCCTCAAAATGTTCGCGCCGTCGACCGACATCACCACCTTGAAGTCCGATATGGACAAAAGGCTCGACAACATCGAAAGCCTGCTCCGCCAGGTTCTTCAGCGCGGCCCCTGCCCGATGGTTGGGCGACACGAGCCGGGCTGCCAGTAGCTCGACGTTCGACCGCGCCGCCCTTGGGCGGCTTTTGCAATCCCGTTTGAAATTTTGCACGAGGTCATTCCGATGACGCTCACCGAGCGCGACCGCGAGATCGACACGCTGGCCCGCACCATTTGGGCCGAAGCCAGGGGCGACGGCCTGGTCGGCATGGAGGCGTCGGCGGCGGTGATCGCCAACCGGGTGCGCCGTGCGCGAACCTGGATCGGCCGGCGCGCCAAGCCGCATCCGCTGTTCGGCGACGGCACCTTCGCCGACGCCTGCACGCGCCCGCGCCAGTTTTCGTGTTGGAACGCCGACGACCCGAACCTGCCCAAGCTGCGCGCCGTCACCCGCGACGATCCCATTTTCGCCCAGGCGATCGAGATCGCCGAACGCGCCGTGGGCGGCGAGCTGGCCGATCCCACCGGCGGCGCCACCCACTACCACACGATTTCGATCCAGCCGGAATGGGCCAAGGGCCGGGAGCCCTGCAAGCGCATCGGCCATCACGTTTTTTACAACAATGTTTGAAAGGAGCCCGGCATGACCGGTTATAAAACCCTGATCGTCAACGTCATCATGGTTGTCGCCGCCTTGGCGGGGCTCAACGTCTCGCCCGAATTGGCGGCCGAGTACGCCCAGGCCTTCGTGGTCGCGTGGGGTGGAATCAATGTCGTCTTGCGCGCCATCAGCAAGGGGCCGATCTTCGGCGGCTCGAAACCGCCGCGCGCGATCAGCGCCTGGCTTGCGGTTGCCGTCGCCTTCACCCTGGCGGGCTGCGCGCCGGCGACCATCGCCGCCATCGCCACCATCGTCTCCGCCACCGTGCCGGCCGCCCTGGTCACCTACACCGCGATCGAGGCCGGTTCCGATGCGGTTGGCGCCGCCGACGGAACCGAGGCGAAAATCAAGGCCGGGCTCGAGGCCTATTGCGGCGCCGATCGGGCCCGCGCGCTCGACCGCGCGGCGCTGGCCCAGGCGCTTCGCGCCACCGGCACCCCCGATCCCGAGCTGGCGGCTCTGGTCGATTCCCTGGCCCTGGCCGGTCGGGCGCTTTGTGCCGCCCACCCATGATCGCGCCGGCGATCGAGGCCGCCCGCCTGGCGGAGCGGGCCTATCGGGAATCGACCTGGCGGTGGGACAACGGAGTCGAGGTGCTGGCCGGTGGCTGGGTGGCCGGCCGTCAGGCCGTCGCCTTTCGCGGCACCGAGATCGGATCGATCGAGGATTGGGTGCGCGACCTCCGGGCCTTGCCGTGGTGGGATCGCAATCTCGGCTGGTGCCACGCCGGCTTCTTGAAAGGCGTGCGTGAAATCTGGCCCAGGCTGGCCCGGTCGCTTGCCGCTGCGGGGCCTCTGGTGTTCGTCGGCCATTCCAAGGGTGCCGCCGAGGCCGCCCTGGCCTCAGGGCTGGCGGTAAAGGCCGGCCTGCGGGTCGAGCGCCTGTATCTGTTTGGCTCGCCACGGCCCGCTTTTTCGGGCCTGGGGCGCATCCTGGACGGAGCCGGGGTGTACTGCCAAAGGTTCGTGCGTGGCGACGATTGCGTGCCCGACCATCCCTGGCCGATCTGGGGCTACCGCCACGTCGGGCCCGAGACATGGCTGCCTGGCCTGGGCGAGCGGATCGGCGATCACGATATGGCGGGCTACCGCCAGGCGATCGAGGGCGATGCGAGAATCCAAATCGACGCTTCGGGTTGA